CCACAGGTAAACGCAGAGGCGCCCGTCGCAGCGGATCCCCGCGCGGCCGAGGACGCCAAGATCGTTGCGGCTTTCGACGCACTGAAGGGACGATAACAGATGGCCATCACGACCACTCAACTCAACTCGCGCCGTCTGATCCTCGACGAGTGCGTTAACCAGGACGAGACCCTTAGCGCTGCTGGTGCCCTCACCTACGCGGAAGGCACCGTTCTCGGCCGTATCACTGCCTCGGGCAAGCTGACGCACTACGCCAGCGGCGCCGCCGATGGCAGCCAGACCCCCGTGGCGGTCCTCGAGGCTGCCTACACCTTCACCGGCGCTGGCGATAAGCGCGTGCGCCCCATCGTCTCCGGACAGGTTCGGGCGGAATCCGTCGTGCTTCACGGCGTCGGCGCTCTCACCGTGGCCGTGTCGGACCTCCTGCGGTCCTACGGCATTGTCCCCGTCACCTCGGCAGAGCTCGCCGATCAGGAGTCTTAACCCATGGCCGATCTGAATCCGACTACTCGCATTCTCCAGGCGTTCGACGAGGTCAAAGAGGTCCCCTCGTTCCTCGCTTCCATGTTCACCTTCGATGGCACGGTGCAGACGCAGCGGGATATCGAATGGGACGTTCGCCGAGGCGGCCGCGACGTCGCCGTGCCCGTGCCCACGCTCGCGAGCGGAGGACGCGCAAACCAGGTGAACGTGTTCACCAACAAGCACGGCGAGGCGCCAGTCTACATGGAACCCCTTGCGGCCACCGTGTATGAGGGAGATCGCCGGGCCATGGGTTCCAGCATTTACGATCCCGTCAACGTGGTCGCAAATGTGATGAAGACCGTGTCCGATGGCGTCGGCCTCATCGCCGCGAAGATCCGACGCTCCATGGAACTCCAGGCGTCGCAGATCCTCTCTACCGGGACGATCACCTTGGCGGACTCCACCGGCGCGACCGTGTTCTCGCAGAACTACGGGATGCGCGGGGCGCACATCGTGACGACCGGTACGTCGTGGGCGACCTCGGCCACGTGCACCCCGATCACGGACATCGAGACCGTGTCGCGGGTGGTCAAGTCGAATTGCGGTCGCCGCGTCGTTCGCTTGGTCATGGGCAGCAACGCCTTCCGGTATTTCCGGGAGTCGACGCAGGTTCAGAACCACGTGAACAAGAACATGTGGAACATCTACGCGCCGGCCGTCGGCGTTCCTGACTACCGCCTGGAGACCGGCAACTATCACGGCATCTTGACCGTGGACGGTACCAGCGTGGAGATCTGGACCTATGATGGGATCTACCAGAACCCCAACGGCGGCGCGGAAACGGCCTACGTCGGGACCGACAAGGTCCTGTTCATCGCCGACGCCGAGCGCCGGATCATCGTCGGCGGCATCCCCCGCCTGCGCCCCATGGACGCGATCTTCAACGGGCGGATCCCGCAGACGATCAAGGCCACGGGCCCCGGTGGTTACGCCATCGATCTGCATGCGTACGTTCCGGAGGACGGGCTCTCTGCCGTTGTGCAAATGGGCTGCCGCCCGGTGCTCGTGCCGGTCGCCCTCGATTCCTTCGCCATCCTGGACGTGGTGCCGTAATGGCGAAGAAGGCGGAACACGTGGAAGCGGCAGCCCTTGAGGTTGCCGCCCCTGTGGCCCCCGAGGAGGCAGCGCCCGCAACGGTTCCGGCGACGGAAGCGGGGCGGGTGCCGGTCGTCCGCGAGGGCGGCAGCATCCTCCACAACGGGCGAATCCTCGCCCCTGGTGAGTCTGTCGGGAATCTCCCGCCGGCAATCCTCGAGGCCATGGACAAGGCGGGTCGCGTCGAATGGGTCTCCGCGCAGACGCAGCCCGGGATTTCCGCTTAATCGCGGAAAACCTCGACGAGTTCGGGATCTCCGCCGAGGTGCGGAGCCCGACCGGTCAGACGGCAACCCTCGTCGGGCTGTCGTCTGACGTCGCGCTCGCGCTCGATGCGAACACTGGCGCGACGGTTTCGGCCCCCCGCGCTTCCGTGTCGTTCGCATTCGGCGCATTCACGGCGGCGGGCCTCCCGCTTCCGACCGGACCGAAGAGCCCCGCGGCTACCCCGTGGAAGCTTCGGATCCAAGAGCCCGGCGCCTCGGCGCCCGTGGTCTACGCGATCACCGAGACGATCCCCGACGCCAGCATTGCCGGCGTGACTTGCATTTTGAAACGGTACGATGGCTCTTTCTAGCCTCATTTCAGCCGACGATTGGTGGGACCAGCTGGTCCGCGCTGTGGCGGCGACGCTCGCCCTCGACACGGCAGAGCAGGTGCGCCTCGCCACTGCGGCCGGCAAGGTGGATCCATCCTGGTGGAACCTGAAGGTCTACCAAGAGCGTGACGAGCGCATGGCGGATCTCGTTGACGGAGACTTGACTCCGGTCGTTTCCGTTTCCCTGCGGAACGTCCAGACGACGCAGCACACGAGCGCAGGAAGCGCGAAGCATTCCGTGACGATCTCGTGTGACTGCTACGGCTTCGGCCTGTCTGACGAACAAGATCCGCTCGGCAGCTACAACGCCGCGCGCTACGCGCGACGGGCGGCAACGCTCGTGCGGAACATCCTGGATTGCACCGAGAACCGAGGCTTCGGCATGCGCCGGGCCGTGGTGGATCACATCGTCCAAGGGGCGGACATGTTCCACGACTCGGAGGATCCGAGCGGAACCTACGCCATGGCCGTGGCACGCGTGACGCTCAAGGCGGACGTGCTACAGGCAAACATTGATCGGGAGCTGCAAGCTCTCTCCGCGCTCTCCCTGACTTGCTACAGGGAAAGCGATGGTCTAGTCTACGTGCAAGAGGAGTTCACTCTATGACGATCGACGTAACCGCTCGCGCACGCGCCACCGGCGTTACCGCGACTTACAAGAATTTCGCAGCGGGTTCCATCCAGAACGTGCCCCAGAAGATCGTCGTGATCGGGCAGGGCACCACAGTTGCGGCAACCGCCAACGCGTACCCGAACACCAAGCAGCGCATCGCGACGCGCAGCGACGCGGCCCAGTTCGGCTACGGCTCGCCCATGTGCGCGTCGCTTGAGGAACTCTTCCCCGTGTTCGGCGACGGCGCTGGAACGGTCGAGGTTTACGCGATCGGCCTCGATGATGCGGGCGGAGGCGTAGTTGCCACCGGAACGATCACCGTCACCGTAGGCACCATCGCGGCCCCGTTCGCGTTCCGCGCGCGCATCGGCGGGGTGCTCTCAGATTGGGTTTCCGTCACCACGGCCAGCACCCCGACGACCATTGCCGCCGCCCTCGACGTGGCGATCGATGCTGTCGTGCGCATGCCGGTTATCGCCTCCCCGGCCCTCGGCGTTGTGACCCTTACCGCCAAGTGGAAGGGCGTCACGGGCAACGACATTGCGATCGAAGTCGTCGACGTCCCGAACGGAAGCGGCGTTACCTTCGCCGTGGCCAACATGGCGAGCGGCGCCACGAACCCTGGGATTGACACAGCCCTAGCGCTCATCCCTGAGGACGACACTACGATCGTGGTCAACCTCCTCGGCGAGGATGCGACGGCGCTACCGTTGATCTCCACCTGGGGCGAGGCTCGCCGCACTTCCCTGGTGAACCGTCCAGCCATCGCTGTCTACGGCGACCGGACGCTCGTTCCAGCCACGGCCATTGTCACCCCCGACAGCCGCAAGACGGACCGAACCAACGTCAAGATCAACGTGCCCGGCACGCCTTCCCCTTCGTGGGTCATCGCCACCGAGGCGGCCCGGCAAATCGCCGTCACGGCGCAGAGCAATCCGGCTTACGGCTACAGCCTCCTGCCCCTGAACGTGATTCCTGGTGCAAGCTCGGACCAGCACACCTATGCCGAGCGTGACTTGCTCGTCAAGGCAGGTTGCTCCACCACGGAACTACGTGATGGCGTGATCGTTCTCTCGGACGTGGTGACCATGTGGCACCCGACCGGCGAGGATCCTCCCGCCCATGCCAAGGTGGAAACCTGGGCCAAGCTGCTGCAGATCACCGGCGCATATCGCGATGCGTTCGACACGCGCGAGTGGGCGAGCGCCCCGATCATTGCGGCGGGCCAGGCCACCACGAACCCGGCCGCCAAGTCCACAGGCAGCGCGCTTGCACCAGGA